GCCGGAGCGGTGCTTAAGCCGCAAGGCGGGAATTGTGCGGTGTTGCCTTAGAAACTTTTAGGCGGCTTAACAGCAAAGTGGAATTTTCACAATAAAGCGGATACAAAAGCCCAAAGACGGCAGGGCAAAACGATGTTATAATTATAACAAAGGCATGGAACGGGCTGCGTACAGCGCGTGCCCAAGAGCAAACCATGCACAGAAAACGGAGGTAATACCATTATGGCTGACCGCATTGTTTTGAATACGATCTCTTACCATGGCCATGGCGCAATCGAGAACATTGTTCCCGAACTGACCGCCCGCGGCTATAAAAAGGCTTTTGTCTGCTCTGACCCCGACCTGATCAAGTTCGGCGTTACCGGCAAGATCACTGCCCTGCTGGAGGCAGCCAGCTTCCCCTATGCTGTTTACAGCGAAATCAAGCCCAACCCCACCATCCAGAACGTGCAGGACGGCGTTGCTGCTTTCAAGGCAGCTGAGGCGGACTGCATCGTGACCATCGGCGGCGGATCCTCCATGGATACTGCAAAGGCCATCGGCATCATCATCAACAACCCCGAATTTGCGGATGTCCGCAGCCTGGAAGGCGTTGCCCCCACCAAAAAGCACGCTGTGTTTACCATTGCCGTACCCACCACCGCCGGTACCGCTGCCGAAGTTACCATCAATTATGTCATCACCGATGTAGAGAAGAAGCGCAAGTTCGTCTGCGTGGATACCAACGATATTCCTGAAATCGCTGTGGTTGACCCCGATATGATGTCCAGCATGCCCAAGGGTCTGACCGCCGCCACCGGTATGGACGCACTGACCCATGCCATTGAAGGCTACATCACCAAGGGCCATTGCACCATCTCTGATATGTTCCACCTGGAAGCCATCAAGCTGATCTCCGAGAACCTGCGCGGCGCTGTGCAGAACACCCCGGAAGGGCGCGAAGGCATGGCTCTGGGTCAGTACATTGCCGGCATGGGTTTCTCCAATGTTGGCCTGGGCATTGTCCACAGCATGGCACACGGTTTGTCTGCTCTGTACGACACCCCGCATGGCGTTGCCTGCGCCATCATCCTGCCCACCGGCCTGGAATACAACAAGAGTCTTGCAGGCGAGCGTTACCGCGCAGTCGGCAAGGCTATGGGCGTGACCGGCATTGACGAGATGAATGATGCCGAAGCCGCTGATGCAACTATCGCAGCCGTCAAGCAGCTGAGCGCCGATGTTGGCATCCCCGCAAACCTGCATGGCATCCTGAAGGAAGAGGACATCCAGTTCCTGGCAGAGTCCGCTTTTGCCGATGCCTGCTGCCCCGGCAACCCGCGTGATACCAGCGTTGAGGAGATCAAGGAACTGTACAAGGGCCTGCTGTGATCTTTCGATGAACTGAATCCATAATTACCGCCCCGCATGCTGTCCACTGCTGCATGCGGGGTGGTTTTTCGTGGCAGAAATATTGAGGGATGCTGCGATTTTAATGTTTCATTGACGAAAACAGCGTGACATGCTATAGTATAGCTAACCAAACAAGAACAAAATACATGCAGTGGCCAAACAACAAATGAAAGGCAGGGAAGATCGTGAGCCAATTTTGGAACCAGCTGAAAGACCGGGTGCAGGCAAGGGGAGCGCAGGCCAACAGCACCATTGGCATTATTGGCGGAGCAGATGGCCCAACGGCGGTATTTGTCAGCACGAAGCCCGACAGCTGGCTGGGCACCCTGCTGGGGCTTCTGCCGTGGGGGACGGGAATAATTTCCGCGGGCCTGCTGCTGGGCTGGTGCCATAAGGATAAAAAGCGCCTGCTGCTGCCGATGATCCTTTCTGCCGTTGGCTGCGCCGTTGGGGCGGAGCAGGCTGCTGTTCAAGCAGCGGCAGTGTGGCAGGCGGCCAGGCATATGCCGGAGATCCCCATGCCCGGTGCCATGCTGCGCACAGCGGCGGCCAACGCGTTCAGCACCGGGCTGTGGTTCAGCGCGGCCACGCTGGTATGGTCTCTGGCGGTGCTGTTCCGCCGCCGCGCATCCTGAACTGCATCCTTGTGCCGCACCGTATAATAAAAGCCGGAGTATACCCGCAAAACGCTTGTGGAAACACTCCGGCTATTTTTTGAAAAAGACGTTAGCTACAACTAACGGATGCAACGGTTTTAACGGGGCTGCTCATCCCTTTTGCGTTTGTAGAAATAGACGATATTTTCGACTTTTCAGATACACCCTAGATAGGGGTATTATTGAGGTAAATGGTGGGGTAGAGGTGCGTTTAGATAAACCAAAAACCCGCATATCTTACGCAGATACGCGGGTTTTTGTTGGCGGAGTAAGAGAGATTTGAATTTTATAAAAACAACTATAATTAGTTAAAAATTAGCGTACTGCGTATATATTACGAACCAAAATGCGCATTAAGAATTTTGGCGGCATCGCGGACGGCGGTGGTCTTTGCTTCGGCGTACCAGCGCTGGGTGGTTAAGATATCGGCATGGCCCATAAGCTCTTTGGCAACCTGGGGGCTGATCTGGCACTGCACCAGCGTGCTGGCAAATTCGTGGCGCAGCTGGTGGGCAGTAAAGTCCGGCTCCATCACCGGCTTGTACAGCACCCTGCCGTCCTTGGATGTTTTGCCCGTCTTGTACTGTTTGCCGCTGTCATGTACGCGGCCTATGCTGGCGCAGTATTGCAGCCAGGCGTTCTGATAGCGGCTCTTGGTGTAGGGCTGTGTGCCGCCAAACAGGTAGGCGTCATTGGCCAGGCCGTCCAGACGGCTGCCCAGGGCGTCCTGCAGCGGCTTGAGAATGGGCACGGTGCGGTAGGCGCTCTCTGTTTTTGGCTCCTCAATTTCCGGGCTGTTACCGTGCCAGACAACGGCCTTGCAAACGTGTATCTCACCATTTGCAAGGTCCTGCTTTTGCAGGGCCATTACCTCGCCCAGGCGCAGGCCCGCGTACATCATGATAGCTGGACATAGGCCAAAGCCCTCAGGGTGGGCCTTAACATCTGCTATTTCTGCGTCAGTGGGGGCACGGCGCTTGCTTTGGGGCAGGCCCTGGGGGAGCTTGAGCAGCGCACAGGGGTTACAATCTCCGCCCATCTCTGCACACCAATACTGCCAGATCAGGGACAACACGGACTTTTGCCCGGCAATGCTTTTGTAGGCATAGCCCTGGGCGGCCATGTGCATCAGTTGGCGGTTGATGTCTGTGCTGGTGATCTCACGCATGCCAAGCTGGCCAAACCAGCTGATGGCAACTTCCACTTTGTGGCGGTAGCCCCGGCGGGACCCGTATTTGATGGCCGGCTCTTTTTCTGCCCAGAACGCCTCTGCTACCTCGCGGAACGGATCGCCCTTTTCTCGGCGGATGGATGCCTCAACAACCGCGGCATCAATTTTGGCTTGAACCTCTCTGAGTGTGCGACCATAGAAGTGGCGTTTTTTGCCGTTGATAACACGGCAGCGCTCCACCAGGCCGTCAGGGCGCTTTGCTACACTTGGCATTGTACAACAACCTCCATACAGATACACTTTGACAAGCCTGCCCGGAGGTGGTACAATACGATTGCTGGGTCGTTTGTTCCACCTTTGGGCAAGCTGATCTATTTAACGCTCTCGGTGTTGGCGCACCGGGGGCGCTTTTTCTATTTCAGCATCCGCGACTTTGTAATATTTCACAAAGCAGGTCAGCTTTCGTCTTTCTTCTTCCATTGGCTGCGTAGGCCATCAATGTGCTCAAACAAATCTTCCTTTATATCAGCCCACATGGGGTCAAGGATGAAGTCAATGCCTTCCCGGCGGGCCAGCTTTGCCGCGGGCACAAAATCGCTGTCACCTGCAATTAGGATGATCTGATCCACCTGCTTTTTGAAGGCAAGAGACGAAATATCAATACCGATACGCATATCAACACCCTTTTGCTGGGCAACGAACATGAAATCTTCTTCTGTCAACGAATCCAAGGTGCGGGTGCCTGCCAAGAGCTTCTTAGTGACATCCGGGCGCAGGTTGTAGCAAGCCTGGTTAGACAGTTCCCCCAACCGCAATGCAAATTTGCGCCGCTTCTTCAGTTCTTCAAGGAATGTAAGAGTCCAGGTGTATGTCTCGGATTTATCCAAATCGACATTGCGCTTTGTAAGCGGATGGTAAATGCTGCGGCGTCCGATTGGTTTGCAATCGTAGTAAAAAATACGATACAATTCGCGAGAGGCGTTTCCGTCTCTGTCCTGCATGTGCGCATGGCAATAGGCACTTAACTCCTTTGCACGCTCTTCTGCAGTTTTCTTGCCCCAGAGATGGGCTGCGCGTTTACGATAAAAGCCGCCATCCACTAGAATTGCTGTTTTAGACACACTAACACATCCTTATAAAAATATAAGACCCCAGGATTCAGCCAATCCCCTTATCATGGGGGGCTTACTACCAGGGGTCTGTTAAGCATAAATGAAACATTGTGTTCCACATGGTAGCCTTTCGGCTACACCCCTATTATATGCTATTTATTCAGTTTTGTAAACCCCTTGTTCTAATTTTTAAGAATCTGTTTATCTCTTATTGCTTACAGTCCACGGCAAAAACCTACGGCTTTGCCCTCTATTTCGATTTCGTTTATTTGCTGTTTTGTATAAATCATGGGGTCAAAGGCGGGGGGGTCGGCCTGGAGAAGAACGGTATCGCCGGGCGTTTTTATTGCTTTTCTTCAACGAGTTTCAGAAACAGTTTTCCAGTGGCGAAGGCATCGGCAACAGCACGGTGCTGATCTGGCTGAAAAATGTGGTAGTATTCGCATAATGTCCCTAGTTTGTGATCATATACATCATAGTCTTTATCGGTCATCTCCCCATTTCGATATGTTGGTCCTTTTAGCAGTCGCTTGCTTTGCTCATAAGTGCAATAATATTTTCGATTGGAGTCTATCAATTTGCTTCCAGATCGGTGAATAAACTTTAAGTCAAATTTCAAGTTGTGAGCAACAACAGCGCTTTTGCCAACAAAAGCATCGAAAGCGGGAAGAACTTGCCAGATAGCGGGTGCATTTGCAACCATATCGTCTGTAATATGGTTGATAGAGGACGCTTCCTCTGGGATGGGCTTTCCGGGATTTACCAGAGTTTCAAATGCGGCCACAGGGATACCATTTTCAAAACGGATGGCACCTATCTCTAAAATTTTATCCTTGGCGGCAGAGAGCCCGGTGGTTTCAGTATCAAACACGACAAAACTGTTATATTTTCCATTGGCGGTTATGTTTGAAAATTTTATATCGTCCAATTCGTCCAATGGCCGACATTTCAATTTGATGCCAGACAAAACAATTTCTGCTTTAGGCAGATTCTCAAGCTCTTCTTTTGCGGCTTCCATGCCCTGCTTTAAATAGTTTTGACGGGCACGCTTTGCAGCACATGATTCGCATTCGCCAAGGCTGTTAAGTTTCAAAAATAGTCCAAACTTCCCACAGGTTTTGCACCGTGCCATATACTCTCCTATAGTTTGCGGCAAAGCCCAACGGCCTTGCCTTCAATCGTGATTTCATTCATAGCCTCTCCCATGCGAATGATGGTTGGAAATGCCGGGTTTTCGGCGCGCAGTTCGATGTGGTCCTTAAAAACAAACACGCGCTTGAGCGTGGCCTCACCGTCAATGAGGACGGCAGCGACCTGGCCGTTCTCAACCATCGGCTGGCAGTGTATGGCGACAACATCGCTGTCCTTAATTTTCGGCTCCATGCTATCACCCTGGCAGAGCAATGTAAAATCGGCGTGCCAATCGCTGGGGACTTCATCGTAAGCGTCTATGTTCTCCTCTGCCGTGATAGGCTCGCCGCAAGCGATCTGGCCGACGCGCGGCACGCGGTCACGCTGGGGCAAGGGCTGGAACCCGGCGGGGATTGTGGCCGTGACGTTGTCATATTTTCCAACATCGTACCCCATAAGCCAAAGAGGATTTATGCCAAGCGCCTCCGCCAGCGCATTGATGACTGGCCGCTTAGGGACGCGGACACCTGTTGTGTATGCGCTGATTGCCTGCTTTGACATTCCTATTTGGTCGGCCAATTTTGTCGTTGAGGTTTTGTCTTTGATGGCCTCGTTCAGACGCTCGGCCAATTCTGCAACCTTTTCCATAGTGACGACACCAACCTTATTTAATGTGCTAAGGGCAGTATAGCACAAACTGTCCACAAAATCAACAATTTGCAAAGAAAACGTGCAAAAGCGTCCACAAAATGGTTGACAATTGCCCCGTATGGTGGTATATTTAAGTTGTCCACAAAATGGACATTAAAGCGAGGTGAGAACAGTGGAGAACTACCGAGGTTTGATTTTTTCCAAGTACAAAAATATTACAGCGTTCGCGTCTGCCGTCGGCTGGACGCGAAATAAAGCGTCGCGCATTGCAAACGGCATCCAAGAGCCGGACGCGGAAGATATGGAAAAAATGGCCGATGCCTTGGGCATCAACTCCCCCGAACAGTTCATGCACGTTTTTTTTAGGCAATTGTCCACAAAATGGACGCTGAACGATGCGAGTTAAGATGACGCCAATGAATAACCATGAAGACCAAAAAATCCCAGGCAGGCAGATGCAAGCAACACCGTGTCCAACATGGACACAAGGGAGGTAATACCATGCCAAAAGAAAAAGAGGGCTACCGCGATGCGCTGGAACGCATTCGCAACGAGGCATCAGGCGAGCTGGTGACAGTGGCTGAGGCTGCGCACATCGTTTATGGCACCGACCCGTGGGCGGCGCGCAAGGTTACGGCCAACATTCGCGGCTGGATCGGCCAGGGCAGGGATAAGCGTATTCCCGCCACTGCGCTGGCCCGGCAGATCTGTTGAGCAGGGGAGGGATGGAGCAGATGACGCCGGAAGATCTGGCCTGGGTACAGACCCGGCTGAAAAACTGCACAAACGTCCGCCACCAGCTAAAAATCTGTGCGGAATGTCTATGCACAAAAAAATCTGATCTGCTGGTGCGCCTGGGGTATGGCAGCATGGATGAACTCTGTGCAGCATATCCTGTGCGGCGCGTCAGCCTGCTGCCAAGCGTGTCCGCAACACGGTGCCGCCGGAGGCAATGCTGGAGGGCGTGCTGTGTTACTACGGCGGATTTGACCTTGACGCCGTGCGAAAGATGCTCGGCTGCACGCAGGATATGGCATCAGCAACCGTCAGGTGCAGAGTGTACGACTGGCGGCAAGAGCACCCAGCACTTGCCGCTGGAATGCCGCCCAAACGACCGAAACCAAAAGAGGGAGTAAAAAGCATGAAAATGACCATTGACAAAAAGGGCCTGCCGGCCTACGCATATGCCAGGAGCCGCTACACCAACAACATTGTCCGCGTGGTACGCGGGGAACGCGCCCTGTTTGGCGTTGTCAGCCAGGATTGCGTGGATGCCCTGAACAATGCGGCAGGCGTTACCCGCGCCCAGGCTGCTGCCATGTACGGCGGGGCCATGTACGGGTGGAACAGCCCCATGGCTGACCCCAAGAATTACAGTGATACAGGCTCATACATCGGGCCGGAAATGGAGAATGCAAATGGAGAAGAGTGATAACACCAAAAACCTGGCCTTGCTGGCAAACAATGAGATCAACGTCAGCGTTTTGGAAGTGGCCGCTGAGGGCGTGCGCGTTAAGCTGTGGCCGAACGCGGACGCTGTGCGCGCGCACCTGGAAGAGGCCACAGCACGCCTGCCCGGCGGGCTGAAAGGCTACAGCGTGCGGCACTATGTATGCGGGCGGTATCTGTACTGCGCCATTGCCCTGGGCGACATCACAAAAGACGCGCCCTGCCCGGCAAGCTACCAGGTCAACACGGACAGCTACCTGAACGAGGCAGAGGGCAGCCTGGTTGCCGCTGCTGCAGAGTGGAGCATTGGCAAAGGGGTGCTTGCCCTGCCGCCGCTGCGTATCAGCAAGGACCGCGTGCAGATCAACCCGGTGGCAGGCCGTGACGGCAAGACAATCCACCACTACACACTGCCCGACCGGCTGACTGTGGCAGATATCCGCTATAACGATGACTACAGCGTGGCGGCTGTCCAGCTGCGCAAGGCATCGGACGGGGGGCTGATCGAATGGCAGGCAAAGTGATTGCCCACCTTGTGGGGTGGTATATCCCCAACGGGCAGCCAAACGCCAACGGGATGGATGGACTGACCATTGATGGCGGGTATCTGCTGGAAGCCCAGCGCATGCACGCCGAATTGGAGCGCCGCGCCCGCGGGCAGCCGTTGGCCGTGGAGATCGACATCAAACCGGTGCGGGATAAGCGCACGCTGGATCAGAACCGGCTCATGTGGGCCCTGCTTAACAGGCTGGCCCTGGCATTGAGCGGCGATATCCCCGGCGGGGTAACGGCTGAGGAATGTTACCTGGATCTGCTGGCAGAGTTCGGTGCAGAGGTTGAGACCTGGCGCGTGCCCGCCAAAGCGTTACCGGCGCTGCGCAGCGCCTACCGCGTGGTACAGATGGTTGAACTGCTGGACAACGGCGAGTGCATTGTCAAGGTTGGCGTGGGCAGCTCCAACTTTGACCGCGCCCAGATGCGGGATTTTATTGATCGCATTTTTGACCGGCTGTACCAGGCAGGCGTGGACGATGTCGAAACCACCCAGCAATACCGGGATTGGAGGCGGGTGGATGAATTGCACTAAGTGCGGCAGCAGCCAGGTACATGTGACGGATACCCGCGCCAAGGGCACGCGGTGCATCTATCGCAGGCGGCACTGTCTGACATGCGGCAACCGCTGGACAACGCTGGAGCTGCCCGTGGGCGACCTGCGGCAGGCTGTGGGCGTGATCAACGGCCTGGAGGGGCGCAAACATGGCAAAAAGCATCCTGCAAAGTGAGCGCGAATGCTACCTATGCCGCAAATGGTATAACCTGCACACCACGCGGGGGCTGGAAGAACATCACATCCTGTTTGGCCGCGGGCGGCGGGAACTGTCCGAACGGTACGGCCTGAAAGTATGG